ATACGTTTTGAATACCTAGTCTTTCAAAAGCCTCTTCTACTATTTCATCAATAGAAAAAGTTTTATCAAATGTAGTTGTACCAGAGGTAGTGTTAGCCATCTAAACTCCTACGATTCGTAAACTTTAATCCATTCACAAACAATTGTACCTGTATCTCCTGCTGCGCAAGCTGGTAAAACAACGTTTACATCACCAGTGAATCCACTAGCCTCTGTGTTTTTCAACCCGCCAAAACTAGAATAATCATATTCCATTTCACCCGCTAAAGTTTGAAATACAACATCTGTTGTTGCATCCCATTGCATTCTGATTGCATCAGCTGGTGCTGTTACAGAAACGTTAAAACTAACTTTGTTTAGTCTTACAGTTTTGCAAGTTTTACCGTTGTTTGATGCTAAAGCAGAAACATCAACTATTTTAGTTGTGCTTCCTGAGTTATCAGAAACAACATTGTAGTGAGTGATAAGTTTTTTTGCTCCGTCAAATACAGTTGTATTTAATACTGTGTCCGCCATGTTTTGTCCTCCTTTTAAAGAGCGCCTGCATCACCAGGCGCTCCGAGTTTATTATCTATTAACTATCTGCAAAAGGTGTTGCTTCAGTACCTGTACCGATCAACACAGCTTCTACTAAATATACATTGTCTTCAAGTGCAGTAATAGTAATTGTGCTACCTTTATCTCCACCTGTAGTTCCACCATTCATGCTGATAACATCGTTAGATGCTGCTGGTGCAAATGTATTGTTTGTACCGTCTGCAACATTAACAACAGTTGCGTGACCAACAAATTTGTCAGTTCCGTCTGTTTTAATATCACAATCTGTACAATCTGTGCCTACAAAAAATTTGTAAACAGCACCTAATTGGTTGTTCGCATTAGGGTCATTGTCTCCAGCTGTTGTTCCTTTGCTATCTGCTTTGATAGTTGGAAGTGTAATTGCTCCATCTGCATCATTTACTTTGATAACTTTACCTGCGTGAGCAGCAAAAGTTAAAGTAGTTTCTGCTGTGATGTTTACAATTGAATCAGGTCCTGCAGTAACAAATCCTCTTAAAGATTTTACTGGTCCTGAAAATGTAGTTGTTGCCATAGTATTAATCCTCCTAGTTTTCCGAACATAGTCTCTAGGCCGTCGACTATACGCGTCTATGTTCTAATTAATTGTATAGTGTCAAAGTTATATAGCAGTTTTGAGTAGAGCGCAAGAGGGCCTGTAATGTGGATTGGATTTTTCCAACGATGTAGCTTTTTATTAAGTAGCTACTGAAACTTCAGGTGCAGAGCCTTCTATCTTATTTTGCAAATGCTCTTTTTGAGCTTCTGCCATTTTAATATGGCTAATTACGTCTCTGACTTTTCTGTCAATCTTAACCATATTGAGAGTATATCTACCCTCTTTAAGATGCTCCTGCTCCCATTCGAGATCCAGACCCCTTTTCTTCGTGTAAAGGTCCTGTAGATGTTGCATCATATTCTCCATTAATAACCTCCTCATAGGTTATTCTATTTATCTTGGGATCATTCATTTCTCCAAGATATTCCCATTGTATATCATTTTTTCCCAATCTGTCAAGGATAGCATTTTCTAAAGACTGAGGATTATCCTCTGACATAACTTCAAATTTTCCGTGATATTTGTAAGCGTAGATATTTACTAGGAATTTTTTCATTGTCTCACCAAGTTATTTTTTAAATGTGGCGAGACTATGTCCCGCCACATAAATTAGTTATTACGCACCTTCAACGCCGAAGATACCTCTAGGGTCTGATACTCCAAACGAGTATCTTTCTCTAGCTTTGTATCTGACATTTCCAGTATCGAAATCACCTTCCATCGCAGTTGTCAATGGTGCTCTTGTGAACATTTTCATGCCATTAGGCACGTCTGTCAAGATATAGAACGCATCTGAATCAGTTAGGTAATTGTTCACTCTGTATCCTTGAGGAACCATTCCCATTGAAACGATTGCATTAATATCGTTGTCAGCTGTTCCAGTTCTACCTTGAGATTTCATCAATCTCTCAGCTGTAAACTGAAGCTCTGAAGGGATGATCATTTTCAACCCTCTCGCTGCGATTCTAAGACCTCTTTCGTCAGTCATTTTAGCAATGTCAATCATTGACTGCTATAATGACGTTTCGTTAAGATCTGCCTGAGTAGTTAAGGTATTTTTAAAAGTACCTGCTACTGTAGGGTGAGATGTGCTAAATAAAGCAACACCATCGCCTGACTTGAACGTTGCAGTTGATGGTAAACCGTTGATTAAAGGCTCAACAGATTTTACTTGCTTAGCATTACTCATAGATCTTGCTAAAGCTTTTGTGTATCTAGCAGCTAATCTATCGTAGAGATTATCTTCGATAGCTTCTTCTGTGATAGCAAATGCTAAAGCTACAGTCTCGTGAGTGTAACGAGCAGTGAAAGTTTCTTGTGCATCATCGAATGATACGCCAGCACCTTCACCTTTTACTTGTGCGTTTCCGAAACCAGATAACATAACTTCTTCTTCAAAAGCTCTGTCACTGTTCTCGTTGGTATAAATCTCAGCATGCTGATTCTCATACCTTTTGTATTCCAAGCCGAATAGTGCATTCAGACCTGGCTCTAGTTCTTTAACTAGTTGTGATCGTGATATTGCCATGTTTTATCTCCTATTCTAGCTATTACGATTGTAGCTCAATTAAATTGATACAAACGACTACAGACGCAAATCCCGCAGTAATATCCTCATTTTCAGGATCTTCTGCAGATCTTAACAGTCTAAACGAAGCTGCATCAGCACTTGTGTCATCTATATCTAATGTCGCTGAAGATCTACCAGTAGTGTCACTACCAGCAGAAGTATTCATGTCATAAGTTTCTAGAAAACCTGCTTGAGTTACAGCAGCGTCAGTCGCTACTACATATTGTTGTTGTGGGTTATCGAATACAAAAGCGTCAACGTCTTCTGAGTTCGCCGGTGTTATCGGAGTCTTATAGAAATTCGCAAACGTTGGCTTTAAAGTTGTAGCCGCGTTGTAGAATATTCCATTTAATACACCTAAGATAGGTGCATCAGTAGTTTGACCGTCGATAATGTAACCAGCAGAAGAAGCAACAGCGCCGCCTTGGTATATCGTAGTACCATAACCCGCATCGATTTTGTACTTACCTTGACCAGAAGTCGCTGGAGTTTGTCCAAGCGTTCCTGCAGGAATAAGGCCAAAACCTTGTGTGTTTCTATTTGCCATAGTTGTTTCCTTTACAATGTACCTGCCCCGAAGGGCCTCCAGTACGGTTTATAAAAATTCAGTGATTGAAAAAATTATTTTTTCGTACCACCGAAGGTTACACGAGACTGCCTCTCAACATTGATAGGCATCCTCTGGTCTTGCTCCTTCATTAAATCGTTTGAAACTGCATCGCTTCGATCTTCATGACGTCTAGTCATGTACTCTTGTCTTTGCTTCGCGATTTCTTCGGGTACCTTCGCAAGTAGAAGGCCACCAACCCCAATTACCCCTTTGTATTTCCCGTCTTCGAGAACTGGATAATCAGATGCATTTTCGACTTCTTCAGCTCTAACTAATTCATAACCTTCTCTAATTCTTCCGGTTACGTTTTTAGTGTCTTGAAAGCCAACGCTCTCTGCTCTTATCCATCTATACCTGAATCCATCAGGTGCAGGGGGTGCATCTAGAGAAGATGGTGGAACCCACACTTTTGGTCTTTCAGACTTTGACCGTGTTTGGTTCGCACGAGAAGTGTTTTTATCTTTTTCCATGTTACGCTCCTTCCGTGGTTTTTAATTGTTTTGCGTACTCTTCGAGTGGCACTCCTAATTTTTTCGCTATTGCGACTTGTGAAGAAGTGAGTTTCACAGTTTTGCGACCAGGCTTTACGCTTCTATTAGCAGAAGCCACTGTCTGAACAGGGGCGGTCGTTTGTCTATTCTCAGTTTTACCAAATTTATGCGGGAAGTCAACTCGTATTCTTTTATCAACTTCAGCATAATACTCGTCAGAGCTAGGATCAAACCCTTCTTTTTCAGTAAGATCCTTATGAATCTCAAATGCGGTATATGTCATCGCTCTATCAGTTCCAAACCAAGGATTCTTAGAAGCCCATGCTTCAGCTCTAGGATCTGGGTTTATTGGATCATCTTTTTGAGGAAGATTAACATCTCCACCTTGAGATAGATTTACAGGTTTCTCATCCTGTGTTATTGATTGTCTTCCCTCTTTAGCTTGCTCCAGTTTTGCATTCTCAAATGCGAGTGTTGCAATTCTTTTGTTAGCATCAACTTGTGCCTGCGCATCACCAGATTCAATAGCTGCAGCTAATTCTTTTTGTGCTGCTTCCATTCCTGATGAAATAGTAGACTCAAATTTTTTAATGTAGTCAGAGTCAGTTTTTTCAAATTTCTTTTCTAAAACTTTTCTTTTTTGTTCTACAGCTTGTGCGTATTCAACAGCAGCTTTTTCTCTTCTCTCTGCTTCTCTCATCTTACGAGTTAGTTTCGCAATACGAGCTTGTACACCTTTACTGTAATCTTCTAACTTACTATCGTCTTCTTTTGTTTCTTGTTGTGTTGTTTCTTGTTCCGTTGTTTCTTCTTTAGGCGCTTCAGTTTCTATAACTGACTCGTCTTTTGTTTCTTCAATATCCACTTCTGCATCAGGTCCTGATGTATCGATGGGTACCATTTTTTCATTATCCTCTGGCATAGTAACTCCTTCCTATGTTAAAACTCATGCAAGATGTCCTCTGGACTATCAATTGTTGCTAACACTTCATCGTCGTTTAGCAGACGCATCTCCCCACCCTCTATTTTGATTCGGCTACCTGCATAACGTGCAAACATAACCCAATCTTTTTCTTTGCACCACGGACCCTCTGGATATCTCTCTTTATCCTTATAACATTGTGGACCCATGGCCATA